TATCTCATACCTCTATGTCAAACAGGTATTTAATTTAATACCCTTGTTTTCGTCTAAACCAATCAAGCGTACCAGCTTCTGTATTAAATCTGTTGATGCTATCCATACAGAGTGGCGTTTAGATTTCTTTGGGTCTGTCAAGGAACGTAAGAACCTATTGGATAAGATTACGAAAGACATGGACAAGCGTACCTACCCTACGTCTTGGCGTATGCGTACCTACCGGATGTACTTCGATGCTGAACAGGTAGAGTGGCGTGGATGGTCTCAAAGAGAGTGTCTGTTGATTGGATATGCTCTGATGAACCTCTTCAGGGAAGCTACAGCCTTAATTCAGTATGACCACACGGAGACCTACATAATACCTACCCCTGAACTGGTAGACCATGTAGAGGAAACCTGTAAGCGGTCTGTATTAGACTTTACGCTGTACCTACCGATGGTCGTTAAGCCTCGCCCGTGGTCTGCTGAATATAATCTGTTCAAGGGTGGATACCTTAACAAAGGCCGTGTGAAAAAATACAGCATCATCAAAGGTGCTGGTAAAAGAGATGTCGAGCGTATGCTACGGATGGACTGGGAGCGTATCCTGCCACCCATCAATGCCATACAGGAGACACCTTGGAGAGTAAAGCGTCGCATGGTTGACGCACTAGATTACGTCTTCAATGAGCTGGGTGGTGACCGTGGGGGTGTACCAACTGTAGATGCCCGTGAGTTACCACCAAAGCCACCAGCCTACGATACAGACGAACAGGTACGCAAAGACCACAACAGGGAAGTCTTTTTGATCCGTGACCAGAACCGTCAGGATATCTCAAAGAGGCTGTCAGTTGTCTTTACGCTGTCTATCGCTCGTAAGTTCCAACAGTTCCATCAGATATTCTTTCCACACAATCTAGATGTACGGGGTCGGGCATACCCATTGCCAGCCTTCCTTAACCCACAGGCAGCCGACTTCGGTAAATCAATGCTGGAGTTTGCTGAGGGTCAACCTATCCAAAACATGGAGCAAGCTGCATGGCTTGCGGTAGCTGGGGCTAATGCTTGGGGTAACGATAAGGTATCCCTGCAAGACCGAGCTGACTGGGTGATTGCTAATGAAGACTGGATTGTCGAGTGTGGTAGGGACTGGCGTAACAACCAGCAGTGGCTGGACGCTGACGAACCCTTCATGTTTCTGTCTTTCTGTATGGAATGGGCAGACCTGTTGGAAACAGACAAGCGTGGTGAGGTATTCTATTCACACTTTCCGTGCCATGTAGATGCCACCTGTTCCGGCTTACAGCACTACTCAGCGATGCTCAGAGATGAGGTCGGGGGTAAATCAGTAAACCTAATACCAGGACTAGAGCGTCAGGATATCTATGCTGATGTGGCTGATGTTGCCAAGCGGATGCTGATTGCTGAGGGTTCACCCGAGGCCATGCTGTGGGTCAACTTTGGCATAGACCGTAAGATGACCAAGCGTCAGACAATGGTGATACCTTATGCTGGTAAGTTCTCGAGCTGTATGGAATACACACGAGAGGCTTATGTCGATAAGCTGAAGGCTGGGCATCAGCGTATGTGGGATGCCAATCAGGATCAAGCGATGGTCGTACTACTTGCCAAACACATTTGGGCAGCCATTGATGAGGTGGTTGTTAAGGGTAAAGTGGCTATGGATTGGCTGTCTTCTGTTGCCCGTGAGTGGACTAAATACCATAACAAGTTGGAATGTTCTGGATACGACAAACGTATGACATGGACAACACCAGATGGTTTTCAGGTGGTACAGTACCGAGCAGGACAGAAACAAATGCGCCAAGAAACTTACATGAACGGAAGGGTTAGACTTACATATTATGAAGATACGCCCAAACTCGATGCAAAAGACATGGCGTTATCTGTTGCGCCTAACTTTGTTCACTCTCTCGATGCTACTCATTTGCGTATGGCTGTACTTAATGGGCTTGGAGTTGGAATTACTAGTTACGCTATGATCCATGACAGCTTTGGAGTTCACGCTGCACATATGCCAACCTTCATCGATAGCTGTGTGAAGCCGAGCTTCATTTCTATGTATGTACATTCAGACCCTCTGGCTGAACTACATGAAGCTTTACCCTTCGAGCATGACTTACCGCCTTCTAAAGGTAACTTGGATATTCAGGGGGTCTCTGACAGTGAGTTTTTCTTTTCTTAATACTTACATATACGATACCCTTACAACTTACAACCCGTACTAGAAGGAAACCTTCGGAAATGACTCAAATGTTCGACCAACTACATCCCGTCGTTGAGATTATACGCACTGCGTACAACTCACGAGAAACTTTGAACGGTATCAAACGGGATACCTTCGAGCGTCTGTACTTAGCTCTAGCAAAGTCAGACCCCTACGGTTGTGAACACTTTCTACAGAGATTGTACGATGACATCTAATGTAATCAACCTAAATGACTACTGCAAAAAGCAAGTAGACGAAGCAGATATCACTATCGCAAATCTGTATGAAGTTCACGATGACACTCACGACGACTGCATCCCAGCAATGATGGGTTACATGATTGAGGACGATAAGTTCATGGTCGTGCAAATCCGCAAAGCAACTGAAGAGGATGTAGAGGCTGGAGAAACCCCCGATGAGGACGGTTACCTAGTCCAATCAGTTGTCCTAACCCAGCGTCAGCTACATTTTATCTCTAGCTACGCTACAACTTTCTTTTTAATTGAGGATTTAGATGAAATATCTGAATGAGAAATCAGGAAAGTATTCAGGCGTTACAATGCTTGGAAAAGCTTTCTACCCACGCCTTGTAAGACCAGATGTTAAATATAACAAACTAGGTCAATACAAAGCTGATTTGCGTGTTCCTGTTGAGGAAGCGAAAGAGCTAATGGAAGAGCTGGCTACAGTCTACAAAGAGTGGACAGGTAAAGCTCCTAGCAAAAACGAAAACACCATGTGGAAAATGGATGAAGATAAAGATGGTACTCCAACAGGGGATGTTATCTTTAAAATCCGAGTTGCCAACAAAATGAATAAAGAAGGTCAACTTTGGAATCGTCGTCCCAGAGTTTTCTTCCGAAATGCTGATGAGCAAACCGATAGAATAGGTGGTGGCTCAACCATGAAAGTAGAGTTTGATGTCTACTTTTGGCAGTCGGAGAAAAAAGGCGTATCGCTCCAGCCTCTCAGCGTATTGATTGAGGAAGTAAAGGAACTAGAAAACGATAAAGTTAATCCTTTCGGAGTAGGCGAAGAAGCTGTCTTTGAGACAGAAGAAATAAAAGTAAACGAGGAAACTGATGCCAACACTACGCAGGAAGAAGCGTCTGACTTCTTCTAATGCTGGTGGATGGGCAAATAAAACAGGTAACGGGTATCGTTCAGGTCTTGAGGAACGTATAGCTCAAGAACTGCTCGAGCGTGGTATCGAGTTTGAATATGAGCAGATGAAGATTGATTATCTTCGTCCTGCAAAAAAGGCTCGATACACCCCCGACTTTGTTTTGCCCAATGGCATCATCATAGAGACCAAAGGCCGTTTCCTAACGGCTGACCGTCAAAAGATGCTGTTAGTCAAAGACCAGCACCCTGATTTAGACATCAGGTTTATCTTTTCAAACGCTAATCAAAAAATATCCAAGCAAAGCAAGACCACCTACGGGATGTGGGCAGAGCGTAATGGCTTCCCCTACTCGAACAGTGACTTGCCTTTGGACTGGCTAAAGGAGTGATATGGAAGAGTCTCAGTTTCTTCAACATGAACCGTGTCCGAGCTGTGGCTCTAAAGACAACCTAGCCAGATATGACGATGGACACGGATATTGTTTTGGGTGTGACTACTATGAGCAAAAAGAATCCAATGGCGAAACGTCTTGGGTCGCCCCTTTATCGACAACGGGTAGTTCAGAACAAAAAGAAGTACTCAAGGTCGAAGGCGAAACAAGAGCTATATCATCAAGGCGTATCACGGAAGAGACCTCTTCTAAATGGGGATACCGCCTTGGTGAATATAATGGTAGCCCAGCCCACCTAGCCTATTACTACGACAAGAACCGAAGACCTATCGCTGCAAAGGTTCGCTATCCAGATAAGACATTCCACTGGATTGGTGACCATAAGAATGTAGGATTATATGGCGACTGGCTCTGGCGTGACTCAGGCAAAATGATAGTGGTTACAGAGGGTGAAATTGATGCACTCTCTGTATCTCAATTACAAAACAATAAATATCCTGTGGTGTCTGTGCCAAATGGCGCACAAGGGGCATCACGGGCTATACGCAAGAGCATTACTTTCTTAGAGAAGTTTGAGAAGGTTGTGTTCCTCTTTGATATGGATGATGTAGGCAAGGATGCAGCACTAGAATGTGCAAAGCTCATCTCGCCAGGCAAAGCCCATATCGCACACATTGACCTAAAAGACCCTAACGAAATGCTAGTAGCAGGGCGTGGGGCTGATGTCATCGATGCTATCTGGGGTGCTAAACAGTACCGTCCGGACGGCATCATTAACGCTGCCGACCTCTGGGATACAGTAAGAGGCAGCAACGATAGCTTCCGTGTACCCTATCCCTTCTCAGGCCTTAATACGCCTACCTATGGAGTAGGGCTTCGGGAGCTAACAACTATAACTGCTGGGACGGGCGTTGGTAAATCAGCGTTTGTCCGAGAGAT